ATTTTGCCGGTGGATTGGCAGGAAATGATCTACCGTTTGCGGTATAATTAGACTGAATATGGGAGGGACTATGGGGCGCAAAATAAGTAGGCCAAAACAGGACCGGCAGAAACTTTACGACGAGTTTAAAAGTGCTGCCAAGAAAAATTTGCCGAAGAAGAAGGTGGAGAAATAATTGAAAATAATTAAACCGTTTGTAGTTATTCCTAAAAATGAACTTGATGTAGTAAAGGTGCAGAATATTGAGCGTTACGGGCGTATTTGCTATAAATCGGAGGACTTGATTACTCCTAATAGTGCTGAAAAGTTTGTTGCCGGCATCATTAAGTCAGGTCACGAGTCAGTTATCGAGCATGAAAAAGTTACAGTAATTATTACCTGTGACCGTGGCGTAACGCATGAGATTGTGCGGCACAGGATAGGCAGTTATTCGCAGGAGTCTACAAGGTATTGCAACTATGGCAAGGAAAAGTTTGGCGAAGAAATAACTGTCATTAAGCCTTTCTTTTATGATCAGGGAACAGAAAAATACAGTCACTGGTCAAGGACGTGTCATTCTGCCGAACACAGATATTTGAGTTTGATTGATAAAGAATCTACTGCACAAGAGGCAAGGTCAGTCCTGCCAAACAGTCTTAAAACTGAGATAGTGGTAACTTTCAATATGCGGGAGTGGAGGCACTTTTTCAAGTTAAGATGCTCAGCAAAGGCACATCCACAAATGAGGCAAGTCTCTATACCTCTATTATTGAAATTCCAGGAGTGCCTCTTTGCTTTGTTCGCTGATGTGGATTATGACAGAAGTTTTCCGGCAAAGCACTATGCCAGTATTGTGCAGGAGGTTTAATCATGGATTATATGAAAGAAGCAGAGATTAACGCATCTATTAGTGATTGTCTATCTCGTCAAGTAGGTGCTTGTATCGTAGATATTAATGATAATTGGTGTGCTTCATATAACCAAGTAAGCGACAAGTTACCTGGTTGTAAAAAAGAAGGTCAATGTTTGCGTCGCAAGATGGGAGTTTTAAGTGGAGAAAGACTTGAATTATGTCGTATTGTTCATGCTGAAATAGCCGTAATCATAAACGCCATTGAATATAAAATTCAAACAAAAGGAGCAACGCTTTACGTAACATGCCCCCCATGTAATATATGTGCTCACGTAATAGTGTCTGTCGGAATCAAGAAAGTTATCTACAAAGGCGACTACCCCGGCAATGGTCTTAACGTGCTTAGGCGGGGCGGCGTTGAGGTTGAGCGATACCAAGCAAGACCCGATCATCAAAGAAAATCCAGACGAAGGGGTGATTGACTGATGAATCCATTCGTAACACTTTCGATAGCATGGATTAGTGTTGGTGCTTGCGTTGCTACCGGACTACATTTAACGCATAACCCTAACTGTTTATGGGCGTTATTTATACCTGCTTTTATTGGTATTAGTGGTGGTAGTAAGGAAAGGGGAGATGAATAATGTCAATACACGATGTACGCAAATTAGGTAGGGAATACTGCCAAACTGACGGATCGCAACACTACCGGGAAAACGGTATTAACCCTATCGAATATGCCATAGCCAACGGCATGATAGAGGACTTCTGCTTGATTAATATTATCAAGTATGCCAGCAGGTTTAAGCACACTCGAAAACTTGATGATTTGAAAAAAGTTTCCGACTATGCACATATCTTGGCCGGGGTAGAGTTAAGTAAGTCGAAAGATAGGGTATGTGGTGATTGCGAGACGGTGGCGTTGAAGTCATGTGATAGCTGTAACAACTGGCTAAACGATTGTTGTCAGCTTATGGATGCACATAGAAAACTCTGTAAGGCCAGCGGCTATTGTTTTTGGGAAAAGGATGAACCTGAGCAGACCAGTGAATCGGATAAGTCCCTATTGAGAGGATGCTTTACCTGCGGCAATAGAGATAACCGATTTATGGACGGATGCTCTCTTTCCTGCGGCGAAGCAATAGAATGCAGGGCGGAAAACCTAAAACACTATGTATCGGATGATGCTTTGCTAGATATTTCTGGCTCGGAGGTAACTGATTGATGCCAACAAAAACCATAAAACTACCGAAACTCAAAGAGGGTTTATATAAATCTCCCATACAGCAATTTATGCAAATTGCCGAGGAAGTCGGGGAATTGTCTGAGAGATTGGGACAGTTGACCGGAGAGAACGGCAAGCGCAAGGGTATTCCTGTTGACATAAAAGAAAAAGTAATCGAAGAAGCAATGGACGTTGCGCAGGCGGCGATAGAATTGGTTTTTAATCTATGTGATTATCCAATTGTTGCCGAGGAATTGCACTGGGAGAAGATGATTAGGCGAGGTTATCTTGAATGAAAGAAATAACTTTAGAATTAACCAATCGCTGCTACAATAACTGCTTGTATTGTTCCAGTAAGGCAGGGATATTTAAAAGTGACTACCTTGAAATAGATAAGGTTATACAAATTATTAAGAAGTATAATCCTGAGTGGGTTAATTTATCAGGAGGAGAACCGTTTTTATATCCGAGATTAAGGGAATTAGTTGATTGGCTAAAACAAGAAAAATGTAAAATTAAGATTTACACAAGCGGCAATGCGCCTGGGTTTCTTGATTTACTTGCCGAGTTAAAGTGTTGTGAGGTAGACAAAATTATATTCAGCTTTAATTCCTGTCACCAAAAACTATTTGACTTCATTGCTCAACAAAAGTCGTTTGACTATACTAGGCACTCTATGCTTAATACTATCCTCATGGGATTTAATGTTGAGGCTCACATAGTGCCAATGTCGATAACGATGCAGACGTTAGGGGATACGGTTAAATATTTGACTAGAAATGGGATACCTAAAGTTAGTATTTTGAAGTTAGTTAACCAGGGCAGATGTACCGACAATCAATTCTTGCTTCCTACCGATTACGGCGAAGTATATAGAATTAAAGAAAAATACGGTGATTTGGTAAGGCTGGGAAGTCCGTTTAATAGCAACCTAGAGTGTACCGCCGGTACGGACAAGTTGGTTGTAAAATCAGACGGAAAAATAATACCTTGCGAGTGTTATAAGGACGGGACCAATAAATGCGAGAGGATAATTCTATGATCGCAAAATGGAAGTGTGGGTGCGGTCAGGAAAATTGGTCAAATGTATACAGCGCAGGCACGACAACCGTAAAATGTGTGAAATGTTATGCCGACTATGCGCTTACTACTAAGATCGTTATGGTGCAATTACTGGGAGGGAGAACAGAAAAAGGGAGTTGATTTTATGCCTAAAGGAGTTCCCTGGAGCGCAGAGGAAACCGCTATAGTCCGCGAGAACCCTGACAAAACTCCTGCTGTGCTGAGAAAAATTCTTCGGGAGGCAGGTTACGAGAGAGAATACTTTTCGATCTCCAATAAAAGGTTATGTATGCAGAATCCTAAAATAAAGGACAGGGTAAAGTTTAAATTTGGCGGAGTATCGTTTAAAAAGGTTCTTGATGCCGGGCAGCAGGTTAGGGCAGAACATTTCCTTAGAGCACTAACAACTACTAACCGCAAAGCAGGCGAGGCAGGTTTGGAAGTTGACATAATGAAATTCATTAACGCTTATGCCTGCGAGTATGGAAAAGGCGGCGACATGTCGGAGCGTCTTGTTATATCCGACTACCGAAAACAGCAGATTTCTGCTTTGCACAGTAGAGGTAATTCTGCTGCTGTGATAGCAAATAATATTGGCCTAAGTCCGCAGAAAGTTAGCGAATTTTTGCTTAATAGTAAGAAGGGCGTTACTAATGGCTAAGCGCAGACGAAAGAAGAAACAACCTCATTGCGGGTGGTGTCTATCAAGACTTCACCCCGGAAAAATGGGGTGGCAGAGAGTTATGCGAAAAAATTGTCTAAATAAGAACGGATACTTTAAATCTTGCCGCCACTTTGAGCCAAATATGGAACATCCGAGGTGGAAAAGAGATGGGTTTATGGATATTGGAGGGTGTTAATGAATAATCAAGAAAACGGACAAGTGCCGGGAAAGAAGATCGTTGGTATTGATGCGTCCCTTACAAGCACAGGAATAGCGGCAACTATTTATGGTGAATTAGATAATGCTGTTTCTACTAGATCCATAAATAGCAATAAAAAGGGAACTGACCGCTTAATTGAGATAAAGGAAGAAGTTTATAAATCAGTGTTTGGTGCCGACTTAGTTTTAATAGAGGGTTATTCATATGCCAGTCCGAATCAAGCGCATCAAGTAGGTGAGTTAGGCGGCGTTCTTCGGGTTATGCTTGCCGAAAATAACCTTAAAGTATTAGAAGTAGCACCTACCCAATTAAAGAAATTTGCAACCGGAAAAGGAAATGCAAGTAAGGAAGAAATAGCAGTTGCCGCATATAAGAAATGGGGCATAGAGTGCCGTACAAACGACGAAACTGACGCGGCGGTACTGGTATATATCGGACTTGCTTATATGGGGTATACGGACAATCTGACCGCGTATCAGCAAGAAGTAATTGACGCTCTGCATGGCAAGTCGGAGGTCAAGAAAAGGCGGAAGAAGAAGGGAGATTGATATTTTGCTATTTAAGATATTGGGTTGGTATTCTCTGTTAGTTATGATTGCTAGTATCGTGCAGGAATGTTTGATCGATGAAGATAAAAAGCATAGAGTGGCCGGCTTCATCATTATTGCTCCCATTATTTATTATCTTTTTGTTTCGGTATTTGGTATTAGAAAATGAGAATTAAACAGGAAATTGAACGCCAATTAACCGACGAGTTTATAATTTTCTGCAACCTCAACCGGGAAAAGTTGGCCGGGATGAAGGATAATTCCACCCGGATGAATTATGTGCAGGAGAAATTGCCGCACATACCGCAGTATTTAGTTTTGAGGGCGGTTAGACCTTATCTAGTTAAGGGGGTTTGATGTTGCATTATAGAGAGTATGCTGAAATGATGCAAGAACTTAAGGGGTTGGAATTGGCCGAATATGAGGAAGAATTAAGAAGTGAAAGAATTGATTGGGAAGAAAATAAAAGATTTTATCAAACGCAAATGCTTTTCTCTAAGAAGAAGTTTTCCGATAAGCACATCTTTTGCCGCAACCAACTACATAGGACTAGAGCAAACCTTTGGTCGGGACAGAGAAAAAGGCAGGGAGTTGAGGCATGATGTTTGGTTTAGGTCTAGCTGTTGGTCTATTTGTTGGCTGTATGGTCGGGATGTTTATTGTGTCGCTGACTTTTATTGCTAGAAATGATGATGCGGAGTTTACGAGCAATGTCGAACAGTAAGCTAAAGAAAGTAGTCGGACCCGATCCTCGCTTGATTAGCGAGCAGGTTCCGATTAACTTTAAGAATGTTGACGGGAAAATGGTTTATGTGCCGAATTGGTGGGTAGACATACCGGACCCTCCTAAGTTTGTAGAAGCTAAGAAAAAGGGAGGACGTAAATGAGAAAACCTCGCGAAGATGTATTCCGGCAGGAAAAACAAATAGTCGCCAACTATCTAATCAACTATTTCGAGATTAGACAGCAGTACGAGCAAGACAGGGAGAGGATATTGGAAAACTCTCCCCCGCCCTCCGATGGTATGCCTCGCGGTAGCAGTGTCGGTAATAAAACAGCTAGTGCAGGGATCGCGTTGGCATCGTTGGCGGCAACAGGAACATGGTTGCGGGTAGTCGATGAATTGGTATCAGGTTTGAACGATGATGATAAGTTGCTACTAAGATTGAAGAGGACGCACAGGGATCATATCAAGGGCAATTCGGTTAAAGAGAGAATTGCTAGGGAACTCGGGGTAAATGTGAAAACGGTTTATAACCGCTGGCAGGGAATTTTGGAAAGGGGGCAGGGGTTGGCTGTCAAAAGAGGATTGTTGAGGTGAGCAGGGGAGAAAACCCCTGCTTTTTAATGTGTGTATGGGTAAAAAATAAACCGCCCGGAGGCGGCTAGATGCCCATTGCTTCTTCGTAAGTCTCCGCACATCTAACAATCCGTTTCTCAAAATCAAATACAGGTATTTCTCCCCATACATCAGCTTTACCCTGGTTATTCCATACTTCCTGAGCAATTTTACCAGGAAATACTTCTGTCCCTTTTCCTTCTGGCATAATTTCACATTGTGGACTTTTACAATAGCCTTCCCCTGCTGAATAATCCCAACAAGCACATTCCGAGCAACGAGGATAAATGTATTCTTCTGACATTAAAATTCCTCCCTTTATTATTTTTCTGGTAGGCGGCTTTTGTCCGGGTGCCGTGAACCGGGTGGGACTACGGAAGCATAAACCTCCTAACTCCTGCTATCAGTCCTTTTTCGTCCCGTACTGCTGAATCTGGTCCAGTGTCGGGGCAAACAATGTCTGTTCTGGTTCCAGCTAGAACCTGAGCAACTAATAAAGCAACTATATAGATAACTCCTTCTTGATGTTCCGGCAAATTTTCTACTTCTCCGTAAATGGTTTTATGTACAGGCAGACCATTGACGGTATGGGAAAATTCGGATTTGGACGCTACGCGGGCAACTGTCCCAGTCTTAGGGAAAGTAAACTCTTGCCCTTTGTGAAATAACTTTACGTCGTGCGGGGTAAGGTTAATTATATTCATAACTTCCTCCTTCATGGCCGGTATTTTTAGCCCCGGCCGGCTATTATTTTATAATCCTTCGGCATCCCCTGACTCGCAGGAGATAACGAAAGACTAATCACGGATACTTTCAAGAATCTCGCAGATTTTTTCTACCTCCTCTTCTGTGAAAAGTTCGTTTTGAACGTACTCCTCATTTCTAAGGAGGTCGAACTGGTAACTTCCTGAGCGACTGTGGTACAAAATACTACAACTAACGACTGTGCGCGGCGGTTTCTCTCCCCATGCGAGGTATTCAGTGTCGTCCTCGCGAACAAAAGCTATAAAATCGTTCACCCCACCACCAATATTGCAATCATTAGTGGATTTTTGTTTGACGGAGAATTCAACATGGAGCTTTTCCATATATAGGTCATACTCGCCGGAGTGGTGAGATAACCCCGCAACGCGTGTGCAACTAACTTTTTTCACCTCGTTGAAAATTGGCGGTTTAATCGGAGGCAGTGTTTCAAACCCCCTGCCCTTGCAAAAATGAAGAAGATTGGGATTACTAAAATTTCCACAAGTAATTTTTTCCTCTTCTGTGCAACGAACAACTTCGCACGAGATAACTTTCGCATGTTCGCCGCTCTTGAAAGCTAGGCGGTATCCTTTGCGCATTTGTTTCTTTGAGCGAGATCTTGCTTTGCGTTTCACGCCCTCACCTCCTCAACATAGATCCCGCAGCAGTTAAACGGGATTTTGCCTGCCCGGATGTTGTTTTTAGTTACGGCGTAATACCCTTCAGGTGCGCCATCTGACGGGCAATGACCGGTTACTACATAATCCATGGTAAAACCAAAGCCCCCGAGCAACGAAATGAAATCCAGTTCGTTGCTCATAACTTTAATCAACTGAACTGACTGTGGGAGCGTAATTCCCTTTACTATGCGACGTAAAGTTTTAGCTTTGGCTGTGCGCTGTTTTTTACGTGTCACTTAAAATCCCTCCCTTAGCTTTTAATCCCCTACCCAACGCCCTGTGGATGCTCGGCAGGGGACTAAACCCTGCTATACCTCCCCGAAAAACCTATCCGCATCTCCGAAAATAACCTCATGCGGATAGTAGCCAGACTCACCGCCACCAATCAAATCCTCGTATGTATCCTTAGCTTCGCTCAAGGACATGATTTGCGGAACGTCCTTAGTGTATGCCTCTTGGCGAATTATACGTACCTGTTTTGATCCGGTGCGCTTAAATAGGTAGTCAACACCGTCCTTACCGTGACTCTCCCCCGTGATTACGTCGAAACTTCTCAAAAGCAAATCTTCTATTTTAGTTTTCATCTTTTTTCCTCCTTCGCCGGTTCTGTCGGCATGATTTTTTTAACTACAATCTCGCTTACCGTCTTACCCTCCTTCGCCGCCTGCTGACGTAACTTGGCGGCAAGCGTTTTAGGTAGGGTAATGAAAATCCTTGTGTTGTGCTGTGCTATCATTGTGCTGTCCTCCTGTTGGTGTTACACCTTAGTATATAGTATAGTGTAACACCTGTCAAGCAAAAAAAAATATATGTTTTTTCGGAGTAGCGTGGGACTATCTCTGTACCTCCACCCATTCTGCCGCCCGGAAATGTTCTGTCATCCACCGACAGGCATCTAGCGGCGAAGTTCCCCAGACTTCCTTGCTATCCACCCCGGCAGGGACAAGGGTTTTGCCTACCTGTAAGTCGGGGAAATGTACTAATGCGGTGTATTTGCTTAGTTCAGGTGTATTTGTACCTGTTGGCGTTTTGCCCTGCTGTATCGGACTGTTAGGTGTGTTTGTAATCATTGTGGTTCCTCCCTCATATTATGGGTAATCCCCTCCCTGTACTCCCAACAGGAGAGTTTAGGCAAGGGACGCGTGTCCCTGCTGTGTTATTCTTCCTCGTATTCCTGCTTAAAGTTATCAATATAGGTTTGAATAATATTGTCGTCCACTGGTATTTTCTCGATATATGTTGATCTGCCTATGTCGATGGTTCCAAGTATATCCTTAAATAATGCTTCTGGTATTTCCTTGCATACTGCTTTTGTAATCTCGGTATTCTTAACTATTCTTTTCATAAATCTAACCCCCTTTTAGTTTTACCAAAACCCCCGGCAGGGAACTTTGGTAAAACTGCGGTTTATGGTTAACCGCTAACCTTGATATAATTTTTCGATAGTTAAACCCTTGAAAATAAGATGTTTCGCTACTTCGATGCAGAAATTCGGGGCAACAACGTCTGAGAATACGCGATCCAGTTCCGCATCGGTAAAATTTTTAATGCCATACTCTACCATTTTGGCTTTAACTGCCTCGGTGTGGTATTCGTAAGTTGGCGGTGTTTCGTCAACTGTAAGTAGGTCTAACAGTTCTGTTCTGGTCATGGTTTCTGCCTCCCCTTTAACCCCTTGTTAGTTCAGCTTTGAGTAGGTGCTATTCCTAATTGCCTTTAATTGCTCCATCATAATTATGTCATATTCGGCGTAACTTTCTTCTGCTACGAATAATGGGAGCATATAATTTTTATCAATTTCTTTTCCGTGTATATCATAGGCAAGATCGCCAATGATATATTTTATGTTTTTAAATTCTGTTAATTTACCTCCTTTTGGCGTATTGCCAACAAATATATAGCCCTTAATTTTTCCCGTATTTCTATTCATGCTTATCAATCTCCTTTTAGTTTAGATTTACGTCAATTCCCTTATGGGTACTCACGCAAACCTAAACTGCCATGCTTCCCCTTTTCTGCACCTCTAGCGGATATCCCTTCGGGTCCAGTGTTCGCTCTCCTTGACCTGCCCTTTCGGGTATGCAGGTTTCGCCGGTTCGCGCTGTGGGGTTTTTGTTATTCTTTTCGACTGTCTCATCAGTGCCGGTAGTCAATCCGGCAGACCGCCGAAGCGGTTTCGACTTAGTATGCTTTTTCCAGTTCAAGCATTTCCTCGAAGGTTATTTCCTCCGGCAGTTCTGCGTAAGCGGTGAAGTCCTCTCTTACCGACTTTTCTCCGCAGTCCGTAGTTCCTCTGAATCCGTCTGCCAGCATTCCCTCGGTTACTTCTCTCCATTCGCGGTACTGCTTCATTAGTGTGTTTTTCATGCTTAAAATCCCCCTTGTATTTAGTTTATCCTGCGACCATAGTCCGTAGTGGACTAGGTTTCGTCGCCGTTACGACTCATCGGGCAGGCTAGAATTTGATATTGTGGAATACGCAGAAGTTGCAGAAGTCTACTATTTTGGTTCTGTTTAGGGTGGAAGCTTTTTCTACCCCTACCGATTTGGTGTACTGCTTGATTTTACGCTTTAGCTGTTTGGTCATGTGTTTTCCTCCTCGTATTCTGTTTTCGTGTTGCTGTGTTTCGCTGTTCTTGATTATTAGTATACACGTTAATTTAATTAATGTCAACACTTTTATTATAAGTTTTTAGAAAAAGAAAAAGCCCGTATTTACTGGGCTTGAAGGACTTTTTGACGTATGAATTCAGTTATCGTTAGATTTTTCTTGCCGGCTAATCTATTTATTTTATCCCAATCCGCATCAGTCATTTTGATGGATCTGTTCTTTGCCTTTTCCGATTCCGGGACCATTGGTCTACCTCTACCACGTTTTGTTGCCTGCATGTCATCACCTCTATTATAGTATACACTTTTATTATATGTGGGTCAATATTATATGTGTTGATGTTTTTAAAACCCAAGAAAACCGGCGAAAACGGAAAGTTTTGCTTGTTATCCGACTTTGGCCGTGGTAAAATGGTAGTGTGGGGTTTTTATACCTGCTTGTTTTTTTGTGCATCAACCTACTGTTTTAGGTAGGGATATATCGTTTACGGAGCACCTGAGAGGGTGCTTTTTGTTTTGTTTTTATGTATTTAGTTTTAATTTCTACCTGCCATATTTGGCAGGTACTAAAATGGCATCTAGCCCTAGAGTGACAAGGGTTTGCCGGTTTGGACCGTGAAAAGCAGTATATATATACGAAAGTGAGTTGTTTTTGTTTTGGTGAAAAGGATTCGGAAATGCCTGATCCTCGACGATGATTTCGGGTATGGGCGCAAGCGCGTACAGGTGATAGACACAGAAACCGGTGAAATGTATGCAGAGGATTGGAAGAATAGGCCGGAACAAGGCATATTCCCAATTGGAGTGAACGCGACAGTCGCGCAAACCATCTTCACCAGGGAGTTTGCGCCTGATAAACAGTCTGAGCACATCAGTATCAGGGACAGAGACATAGAACATTCCTATTACGAGTTCTGGGACAAGGGGGAACACAAGAAACCGCCCAAAAAGCGTAGTACAGGGAATAAACCAGGATACGTGAAACTGTACAACGAAAAGTTGGCAGAACTGAGCGCAAAACTGAGTGATGCAGATCTGGGATTTCTGGTGAAGTTGTCGCCACTGATTGACTGGGACAATGGAGCATTGACGGACAAGCGGAAAAAGGAAAAGCTGAGCGCAGACGATTTGATTCGCGTACTGAAGATGCCAGAACGCAACTTCTACAGAAGAATGTCAGCGTTGACGGGCGCAGGTGTAGCGTACAGGAAGAATGACTGTTATTACATCAATCGTTCGTATATGGCTAGAGGATAACGAATTATTACAGTTTATCGAAGAATAGCTTGAAATATCTTTAAATATCGAGGTGAATTGATTATGAGCGACCATGACAAATCTGTCCAAGCTAAAAGGGAAGCGTTCTTGGCCGCATATGCAGAAGTGGGAACTGTTACTCATGCCGCGGAATTGGCCGGAATTAGCCGGACTTCTCATTATCAGTGGATGGAAAACCAGGAATACGTAGAAAAGTTCCGAGAAGCTGAAAAACAAGCCTGTGACAGACTGGAGCAGGAAGTCCGGCGCAGAGCTGTCACAGGAGTTCTGGAGCCGGTATTCTATCAGGGCGAGCAATGCGGAACAGTGCGGAAATACTCAGATACGTTACTTATCTTTGCAACAAAAGGAGCTTTGCCGCAAAAGTACAGGGAGAACGTATCCATGGAAGTTTCGGGACCCGGTGGCGGCCCTATAGACATGCGGATCGCTGAAATGAGCGACGAAGAACTGGAAAAACTTTTAGCCGATTAGTTACCCCAAAACCAGGCCATGATCCGATAATAAATATTATGTCAACCAAATACACCTACATAATGGTATTTTATCTACTTGTAGGTGTATTTCTTGGCGATTTTGGCCAATGTCTATGTGTCGCGGACGTTTTGCCGTACCTGCCCACCTTCATAAGCGCAGGGTTACGACGCTGTATTGTACGCACAGAGCGCAGCGCATACGCGAGCAGGAGCGCAAACGCACGTATATAGATAGGATATTCGCCAAAAAGAGGGGGTGGGGGTCAAATACCCCCGGTATGGATTGGTGGGACTCCGGCGACTGGTACCCGTACCTTATGCTATCTCTATTCGTCTACATAAGCGTTTTTATAATCCCAAAAACTTCACAAATTATATTATCAAAGGTGGTCAAATATGAAAAACAATATTAGAGTAAAATGGGAGAACCTAAGGGGCGATAAATTCACAGGTACACCTATGGAACTTGATAACGGTACATTGTTGGTAAGACTAGATAACGGAAAAACTGCCGCAGTAAATGTAGATGCCGTTACTTTAGTTAAATAATTCACACTAATATATATATTTACTTAAACAATTAACTTAGAACAGCGGTGATTAAATGAAAACTCCTGCATGGTCAAGAAAAGAAGGTAAAAATCCCAAAGGTGGTTTAAACGAAAAAGGTCGTAAGTCCTACGAAAAGGAAAATCCCGGCAGTAATCTTAAACCTCCTGTATCTAAAGAAACGGCTAAGAAATCCCCTAAAGCAGCGGCAAGAAGAAAGTCTTTCTGTGCAAGAATGGGTGGTATGTCGGGACCTTTAAAGGACGAAAAGGGCAGACCAACAAGAAGGAAACTCGCCTTAGATAAATGGTATTGTTAAATTAAACCGAGGACGGTGTAAATAATGAAAGAACAAATTAAAAAG